GTCCGACTTAAGTCAACCCGTATTTCCATTGGATTTCCTGTGCGATAGGAAGCCAGGGTCTCTCCGGAAAGCGTTGTTGACGAACCGGTCAGCAATGCGGTGCCACTCGCTGCGGCACTAGCAATAGTCGTATTAAATCGGTACTCTTTCCAGTCCTCTCTCATTTCCCACGTCAAGGAATAGGTGTCTGTTTCAGTCCCTTCTTGATCTGCGATAATCGTTGTTCGTAACAGTCTTTTATTACGAGTGGGATCTTGAACATCCATCCACTTGCTAACCCAATAGGAGCTAATTGCATTTTGGTAAGTATCTGATGTTTGGCTCCCAAACTTTGATAAACAACTTTGTCTATTTGCGTCTGTCTGCTTAAAATGGCCGATGATAAGATCCTCTGCCTGTGTAGTTGTATTGATAACACAGCTTGCTAAAGCACTGGCCTTGATGTCGTAGAGAGTCCAATTCTTTAACTCATAGTCAAAGACAAAGATTGCATTAGCAATTCTAATATGATCTGCATTCTCGGTAGCCGCATCAAAAGGAGTATAATTAACGGCAAACCAAATCTGTCTATGCTTCTCATAGATTCCGGCGTTGTGAACCGAGACCAAGGAATGGTTTACATTTTCAATAACCTTGTCCTTGATTTTAGACGAGACTTCAGTAGCAGCTTCACCGTCAAACCTATAGAAGCCATTGATTCCCAGAAAGTAGAGATATTCACCCTTCTGGATAATAGTATTGCCTGCTATGCAACCGATATCGGACGACTGCCGTCGGTATGTAAATAAGGTTGAGTCACCAGTATACCACACCAAAAATATCTTTTTCTGCTTAAAAACTACGAGTTTGTCTCCCAGTAGGTGCATCCCTGTGATCTCATCGCCATCATCGGCATCCAGATCGATGTAGTAACTTGCGGGCCAACTTACGGCACTTAACCAGATACTACCTGCTCCCAAGTTCCATTGTATTCGAGAGCGCTCTCTCGTACCACTATCCAGAATATTACCTAGGAATAAATAGTTCCCCCATGCTGCGATATGTTTTGCCCCGCTATAATACACAGATGTGCAGGGTACGGCACTACCGGCCGTTGTGTGGTAAATCAAGGGCGGCCCAGATCCACCAGCCACCGCAACTGCCGATCCGGCATAGGAGGCTACATGAATCTCGTCTGCCGTGATGTTGGGTGACCAAAGATTGGCTCTGTTTGTGTAAAGTTCCGCACTGAACGCCTTTTGGGCAGTTAATACATTTGAAGCCACAGCTCCACTTAACTCAACCAGATAACATTCGGCACTCAAATTTCCAGAAGAAGTAGTTGTATAAACAAAGGTTTTATGATTTCCAGCATGGTCTTCCCACGGAAAAATCTTCATTACACCCGTGATAGGTGTGCTGCTCATTGTATAGCTTCGAAATCCTTCGCGTTTGGAAATCGCCCCTCTAGGGTGGTACTCAACATTCTTAATATCATAGGCCGCTGAAGGATCCAACTGCAGATTGCTTGTAGCACTTGGACTTACCCACCCTTCAGTAAATTTTTCAATCATCAATAATGGAGGATTTGGAGGCATACTTAAACTCCCGAGACCGCTAAATTAGCATCTTTAACCCAAGTTGGTGCTGCCGTTGCCCAATTGGACTTTGACCATGCCGCTGCTGCCGTTAAGAAACATGAAGTACCCCAAGTGGCACTTTCTACTTTTGAGACCATACTTGGTGTTGCTATTTGTGCTGCTGTTAATAGGGACGCCCCCCATGCAGCACTTTCTACGTCTGTAGGTAACCTATTGTCCCATACTGGTCCTGCTGTAAGCCAACAAGATTTATCAAATGCCGCACTTTCCACATTGGAAGCAAGTCCGTCAGTCCAAGTAGGCCCTGCGGTGTCCCAACAGGACTTACCCCAGGCCGCCTCAGCCGTTAAGAAACAGGACTTACCCCATACTGCTGCTGCCGTTAAGAAACATGCCGTACCCCAACTTGGACTTACTGGGTCAAATCCGTCGCTCCAAATATTATGGTAAATAGTTTTACTTAATATTGTATCAGCAAGTTTGAATCCATCTGCTAGTGATAATGTATGAGCTACAGAAACTGGTAATTTGATGGATGGGTACGTATCGCCTGGATGTAATGTATACACATCCAAATCATTACCTTGCATGCGGAAGTAGTATAGGATATCCCGTAGGACATTTGCCTCAACTGGAACAATTGCAAAATCAACTTCTTGTACACTTCCCGCCGTCCACGCCTCCGCCAATTCGGCAGATTCGTGGTATTTTCCTCTGGTTACCCCAGTTGACAGCTTATTAGTAGTTAGTGTATCCCCACTAGTTGCTTGGCCATTCGCATAATTCCAATGGGCCGCTGCTCCCACATCGTACCATGTCGCTAGGTCTGTACTGTATTGAAGATAGACTTCACTGGCCACTACCAGCCACTCCTTGCTGCCATTCCGTAACGATCCCTCAACGCGTCGTACCACACGCCCCAGTCATCGCTTGTTATTTCAGTATCTGGGTCAAATATGACCAAGTCTCCGATATAACCTTTCCAGCGTAGAAAGCCCCAGACTTGAGACCAATAGGCCCCAAGATAGACCCAATCAATGTACCATTCACCTGATCCATATGACAGGATATCACCGGCATCGTCGTATTTTACTCCATCGTTCGTAACAACATGTATTTGAGTATATCCATATATCCCCTCGCCGTGATCTGGTTCGAAGCTATTGGTCATATAAACAAATACCCACTTATTTTGTGTTTGTAAATCTGTAAGATAGGAATAGGTAGAACCCGCTATGCCATTTTTTCCTGAATAGCCTATCACCTTTGTAGGCGCGTAAAGTCCACAGTTTAAATAATTACCAACGTTTCCAGCCCCAGCTGTGTTGGCAACTTCAAAAATGCCACGCTGCGTATAATTAGTAGGCCATGCTCCAGATAGATAAACAAATATACCCCATGGGGAACATCCGGTTTCCGTTCTAGAGTAAGTTGCACTAGCCATTAGATTGCCTATAGTTTTGAGGCATACCGGCGAATCGTGCCACGCCGGTGCACCATTGGTTATGGTTAAATGAGGCAAAGGCTCTATAGTACTACCTGTAGTTGTATTGGCTACTGTTGTTCCTGTTCCTTCGTCACACCTATACCATGCCCATAACCCAGTAGAATCTGGTAATTGCATTGCTGAATAACGTAATCTATAATTCTCGACAGCGGCGGGAGTAGCACTGACATTTTCACTTGCCAATGCGGCGACAGGTTCTGCTGCATCATCTTCGTACCAACGCCAATCATAGTTTAAATATGCTGTATTCGCCATTACACACCATCATCTGACACTGTTATGGTCCATGTAATAGTAAGTGTATCCCCTGTTGCTTTTGTTAGGGAAGCATATGTCAGACGGGCTAATAGGATTCCACCAGAGGCTGCATTTAATATACCAGCTTCCTGTAGAGCCCCTGTTCCAGTTCCAGAGGGAAAATAACCAACGTAGGTTATTACTCCAGCTGAATCTGTACGGCCCGTAAGACCTACGCGGCCAACTTCTGCACCTAGTGCCGTGTTTCCTGCGACCGGTGCAGTATTATCCGTACCAACGGCCATGTAAGACATTGCTGCCTGATCGGGGATAGCGCTAAGTTGATCAGCAACGTGGTATACTCCTACAGTAGTAACGATATTGCTCGTCCAACGCTCTTCCTTAAGATTTCCAAATTCATCAAATAATTCTAGGTGTGCTCGTCCTGTAAGTCGTACTCTGCCGTTAAGTTTCATACCCATTGTTACACCGTTATCTTAAATAAGCGTTTGAAAGTTGTTAAATCGTAATCCTTATAGCTTTTTATCCTATGGTGCTGGTCCTCATTCTTAAAGTCTTGTTCTCTTTTAGTTAATTCCTGTATAGCATTTCCGTAGGCCCCTTCAAACTTGCCAATTTTCTGATCATCATCTAGGTAGATTGCCCCTCGAAGTGCTGAACCCCAAATTACTGCTTCCGGATGAAATGTGGTGATATAATCATAATCCGCATCTGCTGTGAATGCTACGGGTTGAGCATAGTACTTAATACGTATGACATATACCTCTCCCGGAGTTGGGTATAGTTCTATATTCATACCCCGATGGACGTAATAATCAGGAGGACCACTATTGGTTGTCTCTGTTACTGTACTTCCATCTTCTATGGTTAATTGTCTTGGATTGGCCGTTGCATCGTGGTTCGTCTCCGTAAGTTCGTCAAATTCCCTAGCCGTCAGCCTAGCCAATTTCTTATTTGCACACCATACCGTCTCATGGCCCAAAAAATCAGATGGGAGGGCATAGGTGGCACTTCCGGCTACTGTATTGGCACAGGACTCAGTATATAAATAATGAAAATTGTATTTTAGTGCCAAATCGAGACGGGTGTCGTCAATCCAGTTATTAACCATCGTATCCAAATCAGATCTATCCAAGTACATTACAATACGACTTCGAAGATTTGATCTAATCACTTATATCTACCTCACAAATAAGGTGGGGGCACAAAGGCCCCCAACTATTAAAGTTTATCGGCGTGATCGCGTTTCTTGTGTTTCCCTACTTCTATGCCAGATTTGAAAACTTCCTCACAATGGGGGCATTTAAAGGTCCGCTTTGGAGCCGGTTCCTTTACTGCATTCTGGGATTGCAGAATATGGGTAATCTGGCCCAAAAATGCGTCCAATTTCTGATCGATCATAACATCGATCTCATCCTTTGTGATGGGTGTTTCATAGGACATATGGAGCGGGGCCACCTCAACAACCGTATCTCCCTCTTTCGTTACGGTCTTATTGGCCGTAGTCGAAGTACCCTCTATAAGCATAGGAATTGGGGGTGCCATAGGAGCAGGGGTCGGTGTATCGTCGGCGCAGATAAAACCAGTACCATAAAGGTAATGCTGCTTTAGCCACGCGATGAGTCCCGGGTCCTCTGTCTTATACCTATAATTCAAGAATTCTACTCTTTCCCCTCTAATGATTATCGGCCTACGAGCTTCATCAAAAGTCCTGTCAGCCGGTTTTACTATGAGGCGCAGTTCGCGCTTCTTTGATATAAACATAGCCATTTTAATTTCTCCTTTGTCTTTCTTCTGCGATTTACTATTGTTGGACTTCCTCGTCCTTCTTCAATAATTTTAATCGCATCCGATATATGACTTCATCATTTAGCGTGGGATCTCTTTGCTTCTCTTCGAAAAATTCGAGCCCACATAGTGCTTGGTCTTTTCTGACTTTCAAGTGGGGCACCATGCCTCGTAAAACATCATAGGCCCTCTTATCCCGCCATTTGGCGCGATACTGTCCGTCAGACTTCCTACTTACATAAGCCCCAAAGCTCTGTAAGAATTCCATTAATTCAAAATGTTTGGATGTGACCCAAATATATAGGGAAGCCTTGGCCCCCTTTTTGGGCACTTCTATTTTCACACATCCACCAATGTCAAAAATTCCACTCAAATATAGAATAAGAGGATTTGTTGACACATCGGATAGCTTTGATCGTTTCATAAACTACCTCCGTGAGTATTATCCAGCACCTTCCTCCTTAGAAGATGCGATATAGACTAACAATACACATATTAAACTAGCAGGGTTACATGGGATTAACCAGTTACGCCTGTTAATTCAGCATGCTTTCGTTCCTGATGGAATTCCATGCCAACTTCACAAATATACTGGTCTTTGTAGAAGTCGTCTCCTGGATCCTGAATCTCGGTCTCAAACTGCACGTCCCTGTTTTGCAGGTATCTGTAGCTTAGTTCCTCTAATTCAAGAGCTAGGGCATAGCCACCATAGTTCGATGTACTGAGCACTCCACCAGACGGTCCAGCGGTGTTCTCTAACATAGTTTCCTTTACAAGGTTCAACGTACCGTGAGGAGAAACATACTGGCTGATTGCGATTCCGTATGTCTTGTCCTTGGGGAACATTTGAAGTTTCCCTTGGGCCCACATAGAAATCACAGAGAGGACGATAGGAGCAGAGAATAAATAACGGGTGTTTGACCCATATCTAAAAACTACTCTTAAGAAGGCCTCAAATTCAGTTTCAGTAAGAGTCCC